CTATATATTTAAATTATCTAGTTTTTGAGCAACTTCAAGTTGCTTATTCGGGTATAAATGCGAATATGTATTCCAAGTTGTTTCTACTTTTTCATGCCCCAATCTTTCCGCTATAGTTAATATATTTACATCCATATTCACTAATAACGACGCATGAGAATGTCTTAAATCATGTACTCTAATTCTTTTTACATTAGATAACTTACAACATCTATTTAGTTCTTTAGAAAGATAACTTTTAGCAAATTTAAATATTCTTTCATTATCTTTTAAGTCATACAGCTTAGATAGATAATCTTTTATATTATTATATAAAAAACATGGGATAGGGACAACACGTTTACTTTTAGAAGTTTTAGGAGAAGAAACAATATCCTCACCATTTAATTTTATGTAACTTTTTTCAACACTTATTTTATTTTCAAAAATATCTTTTGGAGTAAGAGCTAATAACTCCCCTAGTCTAAGACCTGTCCAAAATAAAATTTCAAAAGCTAATTTAGGTTCTGGTTTCTTTTCAAATTCAATAAATTTTTTGAACTCTTCTAATGTCCAAAAATTCATTTCATCTGCATTTTTTTTGCCTATTGTACCTGCTAAATGAGCAGGATTAGAAGGTAAGTTATAATATTTAACTGCATAATTTAATACAGCAACAAGCTGGTTGTTTATCGTTTTTATATATGTTTGACTGTAATCACTTTTTAATAATTCATTTTGCCATTTCCGTATATGTGTGGCAGTAATTTCATTTATTTTTAAACTTTTAAAAAAAGGTAAAATTCTAAAGTTTATTAAATACTTTTTAGTTTCTAATGTAGATAACTTTAATCTAGAAGACATATCGTGCATGTATTCTTCTATGAGACTTTCAAAACTCATATCAGTACTCATTTTAGATTTATTTAAAAATTCTCTTTCAAACTCTAGAGCTTCTTTTTTAGTTTTAAAACCTCTCTTAATTTTCTTTTTCCTATCCCCAACGAAGTCTGTAAAATAAAAGCTAGCATACCAACTTTTTCTTCGTTCGTCTTTGTAAGCAGGCATTTTAGACACCTCCAATTATGTCATTTTATATTACAATAATTATAACATGTTAGATATGCTATCTAAATAATTGTTTTATTTTCCTCTTCTTTTTATTTCTTGAAACTTGTAATATTTACACAGTTCTAAGAAGTCTTCTTCTAGTGCTATAGATAAGTCTAATATCGTAGATATACCTATATCTTTGTACTCTTGATTTTCCAGCTTTGATATATAACTTCTGTTACGTCCCATTTTTTCTGCTAATTCTAGTTGTGTCATTCTTTTCTTTTTTCTTAATTTTTTCAACATTTATTAAAATCCACCTTTTAATTATTTTTATGACATTTTTATAATTAATAGTTTGTGTAATTTCTTGTAAAAAATGTTCCTCGTTAGAACATTTTTTGGTGGGAAAATGTGTTAAAATGTAAGTAAGAAAAGCACATTAAAAGCACTATAAGAATAGTGCTGAGATGCTAGAGTTTAAAGAAAGAATAAATTTTATTTAAAAGCTTATAAATATAAAGTAAATAATTTGTAAATTAAATCTAAGAATAATGTAAAAAATGCAATAAAAAAATAAAAATTAAAATTATGAAAAATAAAGCTAGCCGACTAACTAAAAATAGAAATATACAAATAATCTAAAATACTAGAAATAAAAAAATAGAAGTGAATTTTTAAAATCAAAACTAAAATCTCTATATTAGTCAAGTTGCAAGATAATATAAATTTATATATAATATATTTACAAAGAAAATCTTAGAAATTTTAAATATTATATTTGTTGCAATAAATATATCAAGTCTATAAGTTAAGGAATTTTTATACCATTTTTTACGAACATAAGTTCTGAAAAGGGATATAAAATATAATATTATAAAAAGAAGGTGATTGGCTAAATTTTTTACATATTTAAGGGGCAAGGAATAAATATTATAAATTATAAGAGGGTGACGCAAATGGGAGATTCAGATTGTTCTAAAATGTTGGCATTTTATGAAATTATGAAAATGTTAGAGACTATTGATGAAACTAAATTTTATAATTGTAAAGAAGAAATAAAGTCAGAGTTTAAGCATATAAAAAAAGAGGATTGAATCCTCTTTTTTATATATTTTTATGCTTATTCTTTATTTTTAGTATTTTGCTCCTCCAAAAAAAGTTTTGCTATCTTTAAAGCTTTATTTTTAGAATCATCATCAAGTTCACTAAAAATATCAAGTATTTCTTTCATGTCATCAGATGGATTTAGCTTTTTAATAAGTTCTTTTTCTGTGATATTAGAAATATTAATTTTGATATTAGTTCTACCTAATAAATAGTCAGTTGATATATCTAAAGTATCAGCTATATGTCTCACAACATCAAGCGCTGGGCTTCTTTTACCAGTTTCATATCCGTTATAAGTGTTTGCTGGTAAACTTAATTTATTAGCCATCTCTTTTTGCATTAATCCGAGTTCTTCTCTCTCTTCTCTTAATCTTTTAGAAAATATATTGCTTTCATCTTTATACATTGTAATTGTCCCCCTCTTAAAAAACTATAACGAATGTAATTACTCTTATTCTACTACAAAATACGCATTTTGTGATTTTAATTCGCAAAAAGGAAGAAAAAAACAAAAAACGTATTGACAATTCACAAAACGGAGTATATTATATAAATATAGAAACTTCAAATTGAGAATAAAAGGAGTGATATATATTGAAAAATTATATATTGAAATCTCTTAGAGTAAGACAAGGATTGAGACAAAGAGATTTAGCAAAAATATTAGGAATGAATCCCAGCACTTACTCAAGTAAAGAAAATGGCGATAGGCGATTCACAGTAAGTGAAGCAATAAAAATATCAGATTTTTTTAATACAGATTTGAGAGATATTTTTTTAAATAAATAATTCGCAAAATGTGAATAAAAAGGAGGTAGATAAACATGAATAACTTACAAGTAATAGAAAAAAATAACGAAAGAGTTTTAACTACACAGCAACTAGCAGATGTATATGAAACAGATGCAAGAAATATAAGCAACAATTTTAACAATAACAAAGATAGATTTATTGAAGGTAAACATTATTTTTTATTGCAAGGTGATGATTTAAAGCATTTTAAAGGTATTCATACAGAATATGAAAACCTAAAATTTACTTCAAAAATGTATCTTTGGACTGAAAGAGGAGCAAACAGACACTGTAAAATATTAGATACTGATAAAGCTTGGGAACAATTCGATAATTTAGAAGAAACATATTTCAAAGTTAAGCAACATAAACCATCTTGCATAGAAGATGTTTTGATAGAAAGTTTAAAAGAAATGAAAGATTTAAGACTACAAGTTAACCGAGCTAATAACATTGCATTAGAAGCGAAGGCAGAAGTTGAAACAATAAAAGATGTAGTTTCATTAGACTCAAATAGTTGGAGAACAGATACACATCAATTAATTGCAAGGATAGCAAAAAAACAAGGTGGTTTTGAACATATAAACACGCTTAGAACAGAAAGCTACGAATTACTAAATAAGCGATTTGGAGTTGACCTACATAGAAGGTTAATCAATAAAAGAAGAAAGATGGCAGAAGAAGGTGTATCTGAATCCAAAAGAGAGAAAGTTAACAATTTAGATGTAATACAAGATGATAAGAAACTCATAGAGGGGTATGTTGCTATTGTAAAAGATATGGCTTTAAAGTACGGAATATCAAGTGATTTAAGTAAGAATTAGGTTAAATAACTGTAGCACTTTAGAAATTAAATACAGAATATTTTGAAATATATTGTTTTAATTAATTATTAACTAGGAGGTTGTTAAATACATGAAAAATAATACAAGTGATTCAAGAGTAAGATATTTTTGCAAGTGTCCATACTGTGGGTTTGATAATGAGGTAGAAGTTAAAAAAGGATTGAAGCCTAAGATATGTTGCATGTGTACAAAAGAAGTTGAGTATGAAAAACTGGAGCAACAAAGTGATTCAGAAAATATAGAAATTAAAGGAGTGTGTAATTAAATGAAAATTTCATTTGAAAGTGTAGTGAACAATGTAAATAATGAAACAGAATTAATATTATCAAAAGAAGAGTTACAAATAGCTAAAAGGATACTTAATATATTGAATGAAAATGAACAAAGTATCCTTTCCTCAAAAGATATTCTAGATTTTTGCAAAGAAGCTCTTAAATATAATTTAGTGCCTACGTTTGTTTAAAGACACTGAGACCATCACCTTTAGAAAAACTATTATTGACTTCTGAAAGTTTCAAAAAGATTTCATGGTAATGTTTTAAAAGTTCTTCTTCAGAAGAATTTTTAAAATCATATTTTTTCTTAAGAATTTCTAAAGTAAGAGTATGTAATATATCTTTACTGAACTGCATAATATCACCAACTTTCATAAAAAGATATAGGATATATCCTACAAATATATTATATCAAAGGAGGAAATTAATGGCAATTAATGACAACATAAATAAAATTTTAAGAGATAGAAACATAAAAGCATGGAAATTAGCAAAAGAAATAGGCGTAGATTCAGGAAATTTATATTCAATTTTAAGAGGGAAAAATAAAAATCCAACGATAGATACATTGATAAAACTAGCTGATTATTTAGATGTTACATTAGACGAATTAGTTGGAAGATAAAAATTAAATACAGAATATTTTGAAAGTAGGTGTTTTAGATGACAAAAGTAGTAGCTAAAGAACAATTATTTTATAGAGCAAAAGATGTAGCTAAATTCTTAGATATATGCGAAGCAACTGCATACAAAATAATTGCGGAATTAAATGAAGAATTAGAAAAAGAAGGTTTTAAGACTTTTTCTGGCAGGGTATCAATTGCTTATTTCAAAGAGAGATATTGCTATAAGCCAAGAAAGGGGGTGATTTAATTGAATGTAAAGGTACTAATAGCTTATATACAGTTTTGTAAGCAATATAATAAGAAAGCAAGTTTTGAAGGTCTTAAAAAATACAACAAAGGGGTAATTGCATGAGAATAATTTATAAAAACAAAATCTACAAAGTAGAACAAGACAAAGTGTTATTTAGAATTACATACTATGATGAGCAGAAAAATAACAGGAAGTTTAATAATAATAAGAAAGTAAAAAGAAGCGTTTTAACAAGAGATATAGAGGTAGTTAACTTGTATTTACCAACACATTTAAAAATAAAGTAAGCTATAAATAATTAAAGAAAAAGGTGATTAGATGGAAATAGAACAAACAACAATACGCCTGTCTAGAGAACTTAAAGACAAGCTTCTAAAACAGGCAAAAGTTAAAGGTTATACGCTAAAAGATATGGTAGTTTTTATTCTAAAGGATTATCTTCAAAATATTTCTCAAGAATAAATTCAATTTCTCTACCCACAGAACGCTTATCTTTTTGAGCAAGTTGTTCTATTTTTTCAAAAAGAAGTTTATTAATTCTTAGTGTAAATCTCTTATCTTCTTCACGAGTATAAATATCTTTATTAGACATATTTATCATTCCTTAATACAAAATTTGACGTCTTTATGACACTTTAATAATAAAATAATATAAAAGAAAAGTCAATAAAAATGCTTGACGTCAAATATATGACATGGTATTATTAAAACAAGAAAGGGGTTGACGTCAAATATATGACAAAGACGAAAGAGTTAGATTTACATTTAGATTACCAGCACCATTGCTTGAAAAAATTAAAAATAGAGCATCAATAGAAGGAAGTTCAATGAACTCACTAATATTGCACATACTTTGGGATTACATAAAAGAAATAGAAAAATAAGGAGGTCAATTAATGAATAAATTCGATTTAAAGAAAGTTGAAGTAGGAAATGCAGTAAAAGTAAATTGCAAAAGATTTGGTTTTGAAATTGATTGCATTGTAGTAGTAGCAACAGAAAATGAGCTAAATTTAGCTTACTACGACAAAGAAAGAGGATGTATGGAGTATCAAGCATTAATAGTAGAAGATGTTAGATATGGTGATTATGAGATTTTATTTTTAAATTAGGGGGTGTATTTGATGGAATTAGCTATATCAGTTGCAACAAGTCAAATTAAACAAGCAAAGAAAAACATAAAGGAATTAAAAGCAAAAGAGGATTATGACAAAGACACTCTAAGCTGGTGGGAAGGTGTTAAACAAGCTAGCGAGAATATACTAGAGTTTTTAGAAATAGAAAATAAAGCATAAGAAAAGAGCCTAGGGTGAGGCTCTAATCAAAAAAACAAAAAATAAATTTAATAATATGTATTATAACATAAGGGGGAACTAAAATGAAAGCAATTTTATTAAAAAGTTTAAATATAGAAAATTTCAAAGGAGTAAAAGAGCTTCACATAGATTTTAACAATGTAACTAATGTATTTGGAGAAAATGCGACTGGTAAAACAAGTATATTTGATGCCTTTACGTGGGTAATGTTTGATAAAGATAGTAAGAATAGAAGTGTATTTGAGATAAAGCCTTTAGATAAACAAAACAAAGTCATTAGAGGACTTGTGACGACTGTTACAGCAGTATTAGAAGTTAATAATAAAGAGATAAAGTTAACTAAGAAATACGAAGAAAAATGGACTAGAAAAAGAGGAGAATCAGAAGCAACTTTTACTAAAAATGAAACAACTTACATGATAAATGATACTCCAATAAAAAAGAGTGAATATGTAAAAGATATAGCAGAAATAGCAGACGAGGACCAGTTTAAATTGCTTACCAATCCTTATTATTTTTCAAATGAACTTAACTGGAAAAAAGCTAGGGAAGTGATTTTAGAGATATGTGGAGATATAACAACAGAACAAATTATAGAAGCTAAACAGGAGCTAACTCCACTTATTACAGAATTTGAAAAGGAAAATAACATAGATAAGATTATTAAGAATAGAAAAGCTACTAAGAATAATCTATCTAAAGAAAAAGAAGAAATACCAGTTCGTATAAATGAGTGTGATAAAAGCATGTACAGTATAGATTTTGAGGAAATAGAAACTCAACTTAATGCTAAAAAAGTTAGCTTAGAAGTTATCGAGGATGAGTTACTGAGTGGTACAAAGGCAAATGAGCAGATTTTAAAAGATAAAGAAAAAGTATTTGAACTGAAACAAGAGATACAAAGTATTAAACAATCAGCGAGTGAAAGAGGAAATAAGAAGAGAAATGAGTTAATAAATGAAAAAGAAGGTTTAAAATATAATGTCAAAACATTAAGAAATAACCTTGTATATTTAGAAGAAAGCAGAAAACTAAAAGAAAATTCGAGAAATAAACTAGTTGAAGAAACAAATAATCTGAGAAATGAATGGTCTAAAAAGAGCCAAGAGGTATTAGATTTAAATACCATACAAACAGAGTGTCCAACTTGTAAAAGACCTCTAGAAACTAGCGATATAGAAGTTAAAAAACAAGAAATACTAGATAATTTTAATCTAAATAAAGCAAATGTATTAAAAGAAATAGGAGTATTAGGAAAATCTAAAGGTGAAGAAGTAAAAAAACTTAATACAGAAATTGAACAGCTACAACTAGATGAAAAAGAAGCCTTAAAAGAGATACAAGAAAAAGCAGTACTAATAGATAAGATAAAAAAAGAGTTAGAAAACACAAAATCTACAGAGGTATACTCTTTAGATGAAGAAAATAGACTGGTTGAAATTGATGCAGAAATAAAAGAATTAGAAGAAAAAATAAACAATAAAGATGATAATAAAAACATTGATGAACTAAAAGAAAACAAGAAAAAACTAGCTGTTGAAATTGAGTTACTTAATAAAGAACTAGCTAAAAGAGATATTAACAAAGAACTATTAGATAGAAAAGAGCAGTTGTTAGAAAAAGAAAAAGCGTTAGGTATAGAATTAGCTCATCAAGAAAAAATACTCAACTTATGTGAGTTATTTATAAAAACTAAAGTTAGTTTATTAGAAAGTAATATAAGTAGTAAATTCAAAAATGTAACATTTAAGTTATTCAAAGAACAAATAAATGGAGGCATTGAAGAAACTTGTGAAGCTTTAATAAATGGTGTGCCTTTCAGCAATGTCAATACGGCAGGACAGATAAATGGAGGGCTAGATATAATAAACACTCTATCTAATCATTTTGGAGTTAAAATGCCAATATTCATTGATAACAGGGAAAGCGTGAATACTTTGATTGATATTGATAGCCAAGTGATAAATTTAGTTGTAAGTAATGATAATCCATTAAAAATAGAAGGAGTGAACTAAACATGGCAAATGAAATACAAAGACAAGTAAGTGTTAAGAATTTACTTTCTACAGAAGCTTATAAGAAAAGGTTTAAAGAGGTTTTAAAAGACAAGGCTAATACATTTATGGCATCAGTTGTTAATGTATCTAACTTACCAAGTTTAAAAGATGCAGAACCTAATTCAATTTTAAAATCCGCTATGGTTGCAGCAACATTAGACTTACCAATAGACCCGAATTTAGGCTTTTCTTACTTAGTACCCTTTACAAATAAAGGAGTTAAAGAAGCACAATTTCAAATTGGTTATAAAGGGTTTATACAACTAGCTATGAGGACTGGACAGTATAAAACAATTAATGCAATAGAAATCTATGAGGGTGAGATTAAAAGCGTTAATAGGCTGACTGGAGAGATAGAGTTTAATAAAAATGAAGATGAAATAGACAAAGAGATTGTTGTTGGATATATAGCATATTTTAAATTGTTAAATGGATTTGAAAAAACTCTATACATGAGTAAAGAAGATATGGAGAAATACGCTAAAAGATATAGCCAGACATACAAAAGTAATAAGGATTATGTTGTAAAATCAAGTCTTTGGACAACTGACTTTGATGCTATGGCAGTTAAAACAGTACTTAAAAGATTGCTTTCTAAATACGGAATATTAAGTATAGAAATGCAGAAAGCTTTAGAAACTGACCAAGCAGTTATAAAGGATGATAATTCAGTTGAATATGTAGACAGACAAGTAGAAGAAGAAATAGAAGAAAATGCTAATAAAAAGACTATAGATATGACAACAGAAGAAAAGGAAAAAGCTATTGAAATTAAAGAATCTAAGCCTGAAGAAGTAAAGCAACAGGAATTTGAAGCACCACCGTTTTAATGAAAATTAAAGTGTTAGGGAGCAGTAGCAGAGGTAATTGTTACTTGCTCCAACTAAAAAAAGAAACATTAATACTTGAGTGTGGAATTAACTATAAAGATATATTAAAAGGCTTAGATTTCAATTTAGAAAGTGTTATTGGGTGTTTGGTCACACATGAACATAAAGACCATTCTAAGGCTATCACAGAGCTTACAAATAATGGAATAGATGTATATTCTAGTAAAGGTACTTTAGAAGTTTTAGGAATAGAAAATCATAGAACTAAAGTTATAGAAAGTGAGAAATTATTTAAGATAGGTAATTTTAATATAATGCCTTTCTCAACTAAACATGATGCAGTAGAGCCACTTGGATTTTTAATAAATCATGAAGAAATTGGTAATCTACTTTTCATCACAGATAGTTACTATTGTGAATATAACTTTAAGAATTTAAATCACATCATGATTGAATGTAACTATAGTAAAGATTTATTAGACAACAATAAAAATAAGATTTATTTGAGAAATAGAATAGTTAAAAGTCACTTTGAGTTAAGTAATGTAATTAATTTTTTAAAAGCTAATGATTTAAGTAATATAAAAACAATTACTTTACTACATCTAAGTGAAGATAACAGTGATAAGGATTTATTTATAAAAGAGATAGAAAAAAATGTAGGCATACCAGTAATAGTAGCTGAGAAAGGGCTAGAAATTTATTTAGACTAGAGGTGATAAGATGGCAAAATATAGAATTTTACAAGCTAACTTTTGGGATGATGCTTTTGTGCTAGATTTAACTCCTGAAGAAAAATATTTTTACAATTATTTACTTACAAATGGTAGAGCAAGTCAATGTGGGTGTTATGAACTGCCATATAAAATTATGGAAATGCAAACAGGATACAACAGAGAAACTGTAGAGAAGTTAATAAAAAGATTTATAGAGTATGGAAAAATAAAATATGATTCTGAGACTAAAGAGATATTAATAATTAATTGGAGTAAACATAATTTTTCTAAAAGTCCAAAAGTACGTACTTGTATCTTAAAAGAGGTTGAAAATATTAAAAATAAAGAATTTAGAGAGTATATGTATAGAGTATGTATAGACTATGGATACCCTATCGATACAGTATCTATAGACTATAGGGAAAAAGAAAAACAACAACAAAAAGAAAAAGAAAAAGAAAAACAACAACAAAAAGAAAAAGAAGAAAAATCTTTGGTGGTTGTGGATAACATAAAAAGATATTTTGATTTAGAATCTAAAGACATTGAAAAGATTGTTGATGTATTTATACATACAGGAAGAGGAATTGACTATTTAGAGGAAAAACTAATGTTAGTCAAAAATACGGAGAATGTAAAAAGCGTTACAGGATATCTCATAAAAGCATTAAAAGAAGATTATAAGCTTATACCAAGCAAGAACAATAAAAATAAATTTAGAAACTTTGATGAAACATTTACTAAGTACACATCTGATGAACTAGACGACATTATTAAGAAAAGTCAAAAAGAGAAGTTTGGAGTAGGGAGTTAATATAACTATTAACTTCCTAGAAGTTAAAATATTGGAGGGATGAAAGATGGAGTTAAAATTTAGAGAATGGAATAAAAATGGTAAAGAAATGTATAGTTATGATGAAATGGTGTGCTATTCTAAAAATTTGCTTAGAGAGTGGGTTTATAGTGGAGTTTATTTACCAACAGGCAATGAAAATTCTGAGGTTATGATATATACAGGTTTGAAAGATTGTATTAAAAAAGAAATCTATGAGGGTGATATTGTTTCATACATCTTATCATTTGAAGAATTTATAGGAGAGGTAAAATTTGAAGAAGGTTTCTTTGTAATAGATAATGAAGTGCTAGGAGAATGCGTTGGGTTATTTCATGAAATTGCAGTGGTTAAAGTTATTGGCAATATATATGAAAATCCTGAGATGTTGGAAAAGATAAGGAAACCTAAAGTATTGGAGGGATAGAAATGAGATTTGAGATAGGTAAGACTTATAAGTTTGATAAAGAGAAATTTATAGAAATTAATGGTGTAGAACACTATAAAAAATATAAAGAACTTTGGATTGATAACATTGAAGGTGTTGAATTTACTGTTAAGAAAATATTTGAAAATGGCTATGTTCATTATCCAAATGAATTCTATTTTGCTTTCGGTATAGTTCCAGAATGGTGTGTTGAAGTTAAGGAAGTAAGGGGTATTAGGGATGATAATAATTAGAAGTCAAGATAGATTAGATTTAACGAGAGTTAATAGAGTTGAAATAAGCAATAATCGAGTATATGCAATGTTTGAAGATGGTATTAGAAAAATAGGTGAATATGAAAGTAATGAAAGAGCTATACAAGTGTTAAATGAGATACAAAAGTTTATTGAAAGTGGAGTGAAAATGGATTATATAGATTCTTGCAGAGTTAGACATAATCAAGAGAAAGTATTTGAAATGCCAGTTAAATAAAAAGGGGGAACTAAATATGGCTAAGGTTTGGGTGGATGCAGGAACATTTTTAGAAAGAACTAAAGATATAGGAGATATTGAATGTAATCTAAGAGAAATGATAAATAAAAATAAACAAAAAAATTTAATTGGTAGAATAAATTCCAAAGGGCAAGGAAGAAAAAGTAAGAAAGTAGAGTGTACTAACATCATTACTGGAGAGAGTAAAATATTTGTCAGTGCTGTCGAAGCAAGTAAATATTTATATTTTACAGAACTTCATATTACTCGTCTAGCAAGAACAGGAAAGACTACTAAAAATGGTTGGAAAGTTAGATATATTCAAGAGGTGACAGATGGTATTAGCAAATGTGGAGCAAGTAATTAAATTAGCTGAAAAGATAATAAATAAGAAAAAGTGTTCTGTTAATAAAGCTATTGATATAGCTATAAAAATATTAAGTAGATATGAATATGAGGGGATGATTAAATGAGTTTGATTGAATACAGAGGCTATGATTTTGAAAATAAAAAGTGGATTTATTCTAAAACGATAATGTGGAGTAATGCTGTAGACTGTTTATTAATGCTGAAAGAAGATTTTAAGTGGCGAAAAGTTTGTAATGTTGGAATATGTTCTGAAGAATGGGCTAGAAATAATCAAGAAATCTATGAAGGGGATATATTGAAAGAATATGATAATTTCAATGACACAAGCCAATATGGAGTTGTAAAAAGGGATGTTGGTAGTATTAAAATATATTTGGAATGGCATTATCTAAAGAAGTTTGAAGGAGAATGGATAGAGATTGTAAATAAAACAGAAATATATCATAGCAGAGATTACAAAGTGGTAGGAAATGAATACGAGAATTTAGAGGAAGTTAGAAAAGAGCTCTTAGAACGTAAGGAGAAACTTGAGAATGAAAATACAAATGCAGTTAACTAAAGAAAAGGAGTTTTTCAAAGTTTATGTAAATTCAGAAGAAGAAGAGTTGGAGAAATTGTTTTATGAATTTGTATCACAAATGTTAGCTTGTAAAAGAAAAAATAAGAAAGTTCAAGGAGATATTGAGAAATGAAATTAAAAGATATTATAAAACTTGGAGAAAAGTATTGCTATTGTCCTAGTTGTGGTAATGACAAGATAGGAAACAATGAAGGTAAATTAATAGTTGAAGAACACACATATTATAGAGAATGTAAATGTGGGTTTAATATATTAATTGATGATAGGAAGGATGAAATCTAATGAATATCTTAACTAGTTTACTTTTGATAGGGATTAGTTTTGTAGCAGGTAGGGTTTATGAGTATAGATTGAATCTGAAAGAGTGTGAAAATTGCGACAATAAAAGAGGTGTATAAGAATGGATGATAGATTAGAGATTTGCAAAAAAATGTTTCCTAACGTTACTAAAAATACTAGATTACTTTGTCATTATTGCGATGGTAGAAATATTTGCAGTTATGATGAAGAAAAAGCTCGTAAATTATTGAGAGAAAAAGAGGAGGTTAAGAATGACTAATTTTGAAATGATAAAAAATATGAGTAAAAAAGAGTTGGCTGAATTTATAAACGAAATTGGTGATAATTGTACTTGTATTTACTGCAGTTGTCAATATCGATATGAAATTTGTGATGTAGATGAAAAATGTGTTGATGGATGCAAAGAGTGGCTTGACATGGAGGTAGAGCTATAAAAATTTGGAATGATGAAATAAGCAAAGAAATAGAAAGATTAAAAGGATTTTTATATAGGGAAAATATCTAATTAAAACAGTTTAGAGAGTTGCAAAATGTATTTTAATATAAATTGTTGTTGAAGTGTTTTGTAACTCTCAAAAATGAAAATAAGGGGTGAACAAATGTCAAAGTATGTACTTAGATGGCAAAAAGGGTTATTGTTGGATGAACGTAAGATAAATTATTCATGTGGAAGTAAAGAAATGTTAAAACAAAAAGCAGAATTATTAGCTAAAGATGACAAGATATTACTTGTAACAATAGATAAAGTTGAAGAAGTTATAAAAGATACTAGAAGTCAGAAAATGGCTGAATATTTTGAGGATGAAGGGGTGGAATTATGATAATACACAAATTTATAATACATGTTTTGGATAAGAATAGCGATACACCAATACTAAATGATTTTGAAGGTAGAGTTAGTCAAGATATGGACATATTCTTTCAAAAGAAAATCAACAAAGTATTAAGAGATAATGACATCAGAAAAGCAGTATTTAATGACTATAGTAGCAATCTGATTAAGAAATGTTGTGAACAAATTATTTATGATGAAAGTTCATTTTTAAATAACTCTAAAGAGATTGCAGCTTATTTATTTGATGTTATGAAATTGAATGCTACATTAGAATCTTGCGACTTAGCAATATGTTTATATACTGAAAAAGATGAAAAGAAAGTTGCTATATTAAAACTTGATTACAACAAGTCGTATACTCATTCTATTAGCTTTGAAGATGATAAATTTAATATACAAATGTCTAAGAATGAAATTAATATACAAGAGACTAAAGCAATTAAAATAGGGGCAATTATTGGTTTGAGTGGAATGAATGACGAATATCATCTAAAAGTATTGGATAAGGATGCAGAGAAGGAAGAAGCTAATTCTAAGTTTGTTACAGGGTTTCTAAATGCTACTAAGATAAAAGATGATAAATTTAAGACTAAGATGTTTAAAGGCTTGGTAGATGCTTTTATAGCGAATTTATATAGTGACATGAAGCAGGGCGAAGATGTAAGAAATATACTGCTTTACATGCTAAGAGAAAAGCAAAAACTTGATATAAATGAGTTTACTGACAAGGCAATAAAGGGAGATTTAAAAGATAGTTTTAAGGATCATGTAGAAGAAAAAGGTCTTGATGGAAGTTTTAATATTGATAAAAAGTGGGTTGAGAAAAATCTAAAAAATAGACATATAAAAACAGATACAGGGATTGAGATAAAAGGCAAAATAGATGATTTTGAGGATTTTATGAAATATGGCATTAGACATAATGGGAATGGAACTGTAGATATAATTATTAAAAATGTAAGTTTTTATAATGAAAAATAAGGAGGTTACAATGAAAGAACAAGGTCGTTTGGTACTAAATAAACTTGGAACAGTAGATGAAGTAATGAAAAAAGTTGAAACGGATGAAAAAGAAATAAATGTTTATTTAAAAGAACTAAAAGAATGTGAAAAAGCAAAAGTTTTGATTATTGGTAAAGATGGAACTGAAATTCCAATAGTTTTCAAAGATGAAACTATGAACGAATGGTTAAGAAAAGAAATTGAGATAAGTTTTGATGAATTTAAAGATGAAATTGTGCAGGTCAAACAAGTATTACTTAAAATTACAGGAGATAATTAGAAAGCTGGAAGGTGCTCATATGACTAACAAAGAAATGTGCAAGTCAAAGAATATCACAGAGAAAGAAAGTTATAAGCGATTTAGTAAAGAAATTTGTAAAAGCTGTAAAAATAATAAGAGAGATTGTGAAAGTAAAGATTGTGATATAACATACAAAAATTGGTTGGAGGATATTTACTATGTATAGTACTTATAAAGTAAAACTTAAAACTAAAAGAACATTGGAGCAAGTAAGAAATCAAAGTGTAGATTTTGAGTATTCAGAAGAAGGATTAAAAAATACGCTAAAATACTATAACTTGATTGATAGTCTAGAAGTAATTGTAGTTAAATTTGGAGATGAATATTGTCTAGTTGATTGCGATGAAGAAGATGAAAAAACAATAATGGAAGCATATTATCTTTTAGAACAAGACGAATATACTGGATGTTATATAAATGAATATGAGTTATTTAAAAAAGATTGGGAAAATGGTAGCTATTACGGGGAAGTCTGTATGGTGTTTTCGGATGATGAAATTGAGATAATTGAAAAGTTAAGGGAGGGTTAAATATGAATAAAAGAATCAAATTAAAAAAAAGAATACTTCATAAAATATGTCAAGAAAACTATAAGGAATTAAGAAAATAAAATAAATAGTCAAGGTAAGTTTGTGAATGAAACTAGAATGTTATAGACTTACTTTGACTTATAAAAGTGAGTGTGTTAAATGGCTAATATATATTGTGAAAATTATAATTGCGAAAATTACTTTGAAGATATGTGTATGCTTGAAAGAATTGAAATTAATAACCTGAAAGTGTGTGAAAGTTACATTGAAGGTAAAAATGAGCTATATAAATTAGAAAACGGATATACTATACATCCTAAAGATTTGAAAATGGTGAAAAGTAAAGATTATTCTGTTGAAGTTACTCATATTCCAACTGGTATTACAGTAAAATGTCGTTCTACAAATAGTATTTTAAAAAATAAAAACAAGTGTTTGGAAGCTCTAGAAGAAGAACTAATAAAAATAAACTCACACTTAGAGCTAGAAGATTTATTCTAAATAGGAAGTGAGCTTATGAAACGAAGAATATGCAGTTGGTGTGGAAAATTATTTTATCTTAAGGAAAAATCTAAGGATATTTATTGTTGTAAGGACTGTAGAAAGAAAGCTAAGAAGGTGAAAAATGAAAGTTAATTTTACAATAGATGGAGAACCAATCGGAAAAGAAAGACCTAGATTTAATTTGTCTACTAAAAGAACCTATACCCCTAATAAGACTAGAGATTATGAGGACCTAATAAAATGGCTATATCAATCTAAAGTTAAACATTACTTTGAAGGTTATATAAAAATGACTTTAAGATGTTACTATTCTATAGCTAAAAGTAACAGTAAAAAGGTTAAAGAGCAGAAAAAAAATAATGTGTTAAGACCCAGTAAGAAACCTGATATTGACAATGTTGTTAAGATTGTTGCTGATGCACTCAATGAGATAGCTTATAAGGATGATACACAGATAGTTGAGGTTGTAGCTAGTAAGTATTATAGTGATAGACCAAGGATTGAAGTTATATTGGAAGATGTTATTTAACCAACGGAAAAATTCGTTCGTTAGATTAGGTGCTCAGTTTTTCATAAAAATGTGAAAAAGCTAAATAAAGAATATATCAAATGATAAAGGAGAGATAGACTATGAATGAAAACATAAATAAAGAAATAACAGTACTTGGAACTTTAGAAGTTGAGGGAATGAAATTTCATGATATTGAGGGTGGGTTTGGAAAAGGCAAGAAAGCAATGCTAGTAAAGGATATAGCCGAGATACATAATAGAGAACTTAAACATATAAATGAGCTAATTAATAATAATATAAAGAGATTTAAAACAAATATAGATATTATAGATTTAAAAGTGAGTCGTTCTGAACGACTAGGTGATTTAAATGCTAATCCTTTTGAAGGATTAGGTTACGAGGCTGTTGGGTATAGTAAACAATCTTTTAATCAGTCAAGAAATGTTTACTTGTTATCTGAAAGAGGTTATTCAAAACTACTTAAAATATTGGAGGATGATGTAGCTTGGGAACAATATGAAAAAATAGTTGATGGATATTTCTCTATGAGAAAAGAATTAAATAATCCTCTTTTAAGTGCATCAAAAGAGTTACAGGCTATATTTATGCTAGATAAGAAACAAGAAGTCTTAGAGACTAAAATAGAGAATGTTAATGAGAAATTAGAGAATTTTATAGATGATGCTCCATTATTTAATATAGAGTGTGAGTGTATTGTTAAAGAAGTTAAGAGAGTAGCAACAAAATCACTTGGTGGACATGGAAGTAAGGCTTATAAAAATAAATCTTTAAGAGGTAAAGTATACAGTGATATATATCATCAGATTAAACGAGAATTTGGAGTAGATAGTTATAAGGCTATAAAGCGTTGTCAATTAAATAAAGTATTAGAGATTGTAAACAGTTATAAGTTACCTATAGTGTTTGAGGAAGAAATAAGACTTTTGAATAGTCAATTATCAATAGTAAGTTAAGAAAAAAGAAGAAGGAGTGCTCCCACACTCCACTTGTCAAAAATATAAAACTTTTATATACAAATATTATTATAACATAAATAATTGATAGGAGTGTGTGAGTATGTCTAAAACTAAAAAAGAGTTTTTTAATGCAACTAAGAAACAACTTTCTAATTACAAACAATTAAATGCAAATATAATAAAATTAAAAAATGAAATACAAATGTTGAAAGATAATTCAGTTGGAGATTTAACAAAAGCTATAAGTTATGATAGTGTCAAAACAGGAAAAACAAACAAAACTAGCAATATGATTGAGGATGCTATTGTTAATGTATCAGACTTAATAACAGAAAAAGAAATAGAGTTATATGAAGCAGAAATAATTAAATCTACAATAGATTTAGCCATAAGAAATTTAAAACCTATACACAGACAAATTATTGAACTTAAATATATAGATGGTCTAATGTGGCAAGAAATGGTTGATATAGTACATTTAGAAGAAAGACAATTAAGTGTAAGAGCTAGTCAAGCTATTAGCTCAATATCAATAGCACTGTTTGGGAAGAAAGCATTAATAGAGCAAGAACCACTTTTTGAATTGTTAGATTACAAACTAAATTAA